AGCTGGACCCTTCTTAAGTCTTTTTCTAGAATTGCATTGTGCTTTAGTTGGGCGACAAGCGGGGTAAGGTCGCTTGCTGCTTCCCTTAGCAGACTTTCTACCGCATGGCTTACCAGTCTTACAGTCGATCCAACCCTTACCCTTGTTGCGACCGAACCATTTTCTTAGACCTTCTTTCTTAGCCATTACTTTTTCCTTTTAGATTTATTGCCCCAGTTTTTAGCACCGACTTTGCGACACTTAACAAGAGCTCCAGAAGCGTAGGCACTAGGCCATTTAGTATACCGGCTTTTTACTTTATTGTAACAAGCATCACGCTTAGCAGCTTTCTTTTTCTTAGCCATTAGTTACTACACTTCCATCTTTTACGAGCAAGACAGGCTCTCTTCTTAGGGGTTTGTCTACAATTAATGCCAAACTTTTTGATCTGACCCTTGTTTCTAGCACAGAATGAACGCTTGCGTGGACCTCCTCCGGGTTGTGGAGCCTTAAGATTTGAACCTGTTCTACGATTAATAGATGCTCTACCTTTAGCTGTAAGTCCTCCCTTACGAGATTTGCAACCGCTCTTTAAGGAACAACCTTTCATTGCTCCCTTCTTTGAACGCTTAGCCATGGATCACCTTCCCCTCTTTTTTGTAAAACCTTTCAATGTCTTAGCGAGGTTGCATTGTCGCTTAGATCTAGTTGAAAGATTTTTTGATTTACAATATTTAGAAATACTTTTACCGCTTGCTTTAGCCTTTCTTGTAAGGGCTCCGGGGCGCTTTATAGCGTCTTTTATCCATTTTCGTTTTGCCACTTAACGCCTCCTTCGCATGCTTTCCGGTCATTCTTGTAGTATGCCCGCAGGCACACTTGAATTTAGACTTCATGGCCTGCGACCGCCGCCGCCGCCACCAATAACACCACTAATAGCAGATCTCTTGCGAGTAACAGATTTTGCAGTTGTGGTTTTTCTTGCAGCACGAGTAGTCTTAGCCTCCACCTTTCGAGCAGAAGCACGAGCTCGGGCTGCTTTTGCTTTAGCAGCAGCTTTCTTCTTCTTGTTTTTTTCATCTTTCTTTTTCATAGCCATTGTTTTCTCCTTATGGATTAGGATTTACTACAGATGTACGAGGAGGATTATTCTTATAAGCATGGGAATCAGGAAGAGATTCCGTAAGTTTAAACTTATGAGCAAAGTACCCCTCAAGTTCTTCACAAATAGCAGTGGACAAACCACCTGCACTAACTGGTCTTTCAATAATAAAGCAAGACTCATAGATATCTACATTGGAATGATCTTGGTCAGCAGAACTTGTATATCCAGCACCAATTGTAATATTTGTTGTACCACCTTCAATAGCTTGTCTTGCTCCAGTTTTTACAGTTTCTGTTCCATTCCATCTAGCAATGAAATTACCATTAACTTCACCCACAATTAAAATAGCATCTGAATCAAATGATTGAATTACATCATTAAATCGTAATACTGAATTAGAACCACCAGTTCTTGTAATAATTCTAACATCATCAGTATCAGCAGACGAAAGAGTAGAAAGTAGCATGTATCCATTAGTAACATTTGCACCAATCTGCATTAAGGTATCTGTGCTATCGGTGTCTGCTAGATTTAAAACAAAAGCTACTAAAAAGTCTTTACCAGCAGCAATATCTAACTTACTAGTTGCTGGGTTAGTAGCATAGATAATATCATCAGTGCCGTCAAACGAAGCAGCTTGATAATTATTTAATCCCTTGGCTGCGACAGTAGGTCTGTTTGCTTCTGTAGCTTGAGTAAAGTCAAAGTTTCCTTGGCTGTCAACAAAGTTAATATAGTTTGTGCCATCGGTTTCTTGTTCAAATCCTTCTGTTTTTAACCAGAACGCAACCTCATGACTGGATGTAAGAGATGGAAGGTTTGTTGGATTAGAAATAGGACCAATTTTAAAATTCCAATCGAGTTCAAAATCTTCTGGGACATTATACTTAAAGTATGTATGATTAATTAAAACCTCTTCACGGAAATCTAAAATATAATCTTGATTACCTTTAGCTAAATGAATGTGATGATTCATAGATAAAGACAAATCTTTGCCACTATTGAAATCACCATGAACAGTTAAAGAGTGTAAGTAAGGATGCTCTTGAATAGCAAAGGGTCCGTTACGTCTTAGTGTCATTGTTGACCTCCTAACCCAAACATTTGCATGGCTTGATTAACAGCATCAGGAGGAATGTTCTGACCACCTGTTTGTTCAATATCTCTATTGGCTGCATTACCAGCAACCGAAGCTGCTTGTTGTGCAAGAATCTGTTGCATCTGTGCTTGTTGTGCAGCTTGGTCTTGTTGCATCTGTTCAGCCTTAACATCATCTTCAGACTTAACCCACAGTTTAGGATCAAAACCGAGAGACAACACAACAGCTCTGCTGTATGCATCCCACCTAAACATTTTAGCTGCCATTTCTGGAAGGTTGCGAACCATCTCACCAAGCTGTAACAGTTTAGTAAGATCACCCTCACGGGACAGAGCCTGAAGACCAGTGGTTACTTCAATAGATAACAAACCATCTTCTTGATCAAACTGTGCTCTCATGGTTTCATCAATATCACCAGCATTAATCATTAATAGAATAGTTCTTCTAATGACTGGCTCCATAAGATCTCTAGCAATAGCAGAGAACGTACCACCAAGAATAGTTTCTAGTTCATTACCGATTGCTCGAACAGCGGTAGCAGTCACACGATCTCCAGTTGGCATAGATGCTGATTGCATTAAGAAACCATTACCAACTTCTCTACGCATAGCTTCTACAGCAGCACTAGAAATCTGAACCTGAGGGTTCATGGTTGAGGAGGGAGAGATTACAAAGACATCTTGTTGTCTAGCGGCAACCCAGTCCCCGTTCGAGGCATCAGATAAATCATCGAGTTCGGTAAGTCCTGCCGGATCGACCCCCATGAAAAATGTAGAGCCTGCCGCCATCCCTTGAACCATCGACCGCGAGTAGGCTTCAAGAGTAATGATGTCTCCGTATAAGTCCTCGACATGGGATCTTCCATAGTCTTCATTGGCAACACCAGTCCAACGCAAGATGATAAAAGGACTAACTTCAAAGTAACCTTCTTCAATAACCTCATCATCCAGTTCCTTACACATGTAGAAACTGCCATCATCTTCTTTAGTAATTCTAATATATACAGTATCAAATCCGTCCTGATCATTTTCTCCGTGTTGGAATCTACGAGCCTCATCAACCTTCTCTTCATTAGGTTTGGTAAGGTACTCAAGATAGATCAGCTCCTTAACTTCTCCTTGTACATTACGTCGAATAACAAACTGATCAATAGGAATAACCCTAAAAGAAAAATCATTATCCATGATAATAAGAGCGTTACCAGTAACGACAAGATGCTGCAATGCTAAGTAAATAGCATCACGCATATTTTTACCAAGTAATTTTCTATAGATCTGTTGAGATAATACTTCTAAGTATTCACCCACATGGTGCTCAGGGGATCTACCATTCTTCAATCCAAGCTTAAAGAAAGGAGTGTCATTGAGTGGAATCAATGCACTTAAAATTTTAGATGACAAACTAGTAACACCACGAGCAGCAACACTAGAGTATTGTTGGATCATGGGTTCGTTTTCGTCATAGTTCTCAGGGAGTAGTAGAGTTGGAACAGTTGCAGCAGCACAAGCTCTTGCCCTCTCCAGATACAATTCTCTTTTGCGATCAAGAGATTCCCATCGTTCTTTTATACTATTCTCTGGAACATTGTGTGCCATTTAATTACTCCAATTCTGTTCTTGGGGCGTAGTCAGGTTGCTCAATTTGAGGGACATCTAGGTTAAGACCAGACATGGTTGTGCCTTCATCTTCAGCACGACCTGCTTCAGCTTCAACCATAATCTGCTGCTCACGCAACTCTTCAGCTTCCAAAGCTTTAGTGCGTTCAAGCTCTGCATCTCTACGACGATTCAATTCTGCTTGTCGTTCTTCAGCTCTACGTTGTGCAGCTCTTTCTTCTTGACGAAGTGCTGCTGCTTCTTGCATAGCAAAAGCTTCATTCTGTAAAGTTCTTTGCATCTGCATCATTTCTGCTGCGGACGGTCCTGTGTCTTTACCTCCCATCTTGAGTCTCCTTCCACTGTTTTATCTTTTGAATTACTTGTTGTTGTCCGTACAGAACGCCTCTGTCGAACTCTTGTTTTCTTAGATCCTCGTTTTGAGGCTGGGGAAACACTTTGTTCAGTGCCTCCATCAGCTCCTTGCTGACGTACTTCTTCTCCATCATTACTCCAAATCTTAGACGCAAGTAAGTAAAGGTCTGACCCACGAGGAATCAGACCCTTATCAAACTTGTATTTAATTGCGTTTAATTTATTCTCATTGCTGTTTATCGTCATCTTCTAACATTTCTCCTACTAGTACATCCATATGGAAATCCTTTTCTTCTGGATCTACATTATGTCTGTTACACATTTCAGTTAAATCATTCATAAAAATATGAACCATATGCATATTATTAAAAGCTAACTTAACACGAGAACGATCTAAGGAAATGAGTTTCATACACTCTTTAACAGCAAGATCAATATCATATTCAGATTCAATTACATAGAAACTCATGTCCCCTCCTTTTAAGTTACTTCGCAACCACCAGCCGAACAACTCAGCGTGTGGTTGTGCTTAGTCTCATCCTCTTGCTCATACTTAGACAGCAGTTTCCAATCAACCCACTCGGGCATATCGTCTACCATCATAGCGTAAGTCACCTCATCAATAGCTTCAAACGGAGCTTGTTGATAAACATGATCTTCCTTAGGCAAGAATGAGATACCAGAAACAATATCCCAGTTGTCCCACAACCAGTTACCAGCATCTAAGAACTCATCATCTGTATAACTAACAGTAATGCTTGGCTTGTGATCACAGAACTCAAGTTGGAATTGTTTCCACCAATCTAAGTGATCTCTAGCTGTAAGTTTATCTTGGGTCCATGCACCTTCAGGCGACTTAATTGGGAAAGAGAACACAATAGTATTATCAGGACGCATGACACATGGCTCCCAAGGAACGCCAGCATCTTTCATAAGCTGACCAATAGGATCCTTTGCATCAAGACGAACTCTACGAATATAGTATTTAGAATATCTTGGGTGCATACCAGAGGATGAACCAGCAACGCAGCTAGTTGTACCTTCAGGCTTAACACAAGTAATGCTAGCACTAGGATTGATGCCAAGATACTCAGCCCATTCTCGGTTGGTTTCCTTAGTAAGTTGTTTCAAGTCTTGCAAGAGAACATCATCCCACATTTCAGGACAATCCATGATGCCAGTGATAGACACACCCAACAATCTTTCTTCATTACAATTATCACGGAAGGTATAGTCTCCGCGTTCTTCAAAGAATGAGAAGTTTGTAAGTGCAGATTGTA